ATATATACCTTTACTTAGAGATGAATTGTTACAATTAAAAATAATGAAAGATAAAGTTGATCACCCACGCAAAGGATCAAAAGACTTGGCTGACGCAGTTTGCGGGTCAATATTTAATGCAATTAGTATGACAAGGCCAAATGTAAATCAAGAAATAGACATACATACATATGAGTCTATGTCTTATGATGATGATTTTGGCAAAAAGGCAGACGCAGAGGTTCATCACTATAATATGATTCGTGCCCCCAAAATGCCAGAACATTTAAAAGAAGCTATGGATAGGATGCAAATAATATGAGTGAATATCAAGAACAAGCAAAGTTATGTAAATGTTGCACAAAACATGTTCCACTCCCAACAGTTATGAAAGAGTATAACGGAGAGACTGTATGTCCAACAACTTATTATAATATAGTTGAATATAAAAGAATATGGAAGTCTTACGGCAAGAGGCCGATGGGAAGTATAAGAAAACATTTTTCTGAATACGTTCAGCAGGCTGTTGAAAAAACTATTGACAATATTTAATGTCATATATTATAATTACTAACTAGGCGCCAATAGCTTAGTTGGTTAAAGCCCCGAACTCATAATTCGGTAATCATAGGTTCAAGTCCTATTTGGCGCACAGGAGGGGAAAATGGACGAAGAGTTATTAAATATGTATGTTGAAATGGGTGTAATCAAAATGTCTGGTATAGACGATAACGGAGAGTTTATTTTCACAATTGATCCAATTGCACAAGAGCTTGCCCCAGAGTTATGGGAAGCTCATACAAGTTTTGTGGATGCAACGCTTATAGATTTATTTGAAAAAGGTTTACTAAATGTAGAATACGATGAAAACTTAGAAGCACATATGGAATTAAGTGATGAGGGAAAAAGAGTTGCAAGAGAATTAGGATTGATAGAATTAGACGAATAAGATATAATAATTTGCCCTTGTAGCTCAGCGGATAGAGCGAGGCTCTTCTAAGGCCTGCGTCAGAGGTTCGATTCCTTTCAGGGGCGCATGCGGTAGAACCGTCACTGTATGTCCTAGGACACGATCAAACGGCTATGTAGGAACAACACGCAGACTGGCTGCGCCGCTAACCAGTATTGGACCATAGCTCAGTTGGCAGAGCGTAGAGCTGTTAACTCTAATGTCCCAGGTTCGAGCCCTGGTGGTCCAGCTCAAAATATAGATCTGAACAATCTATGTGGAGATAGGTTATACCGAAACCGACTCTGTAGGCGCATCATACGAAGGGGTTCAGCCCGAAGGAGATTGCTCTGCCAACCTACTAGGTATAACAGCCATTGGCTTAAGGACAGCGAATAGAACTGTGATAGCACGAATGGCATTTGCCCTGTTAGCTCAGTGGTAGAGCAGCCGCCTTGTAAGCGGCAGGTCAACAGTTCAAATCTGTTATGGGGCTCCATGGTCCATTAGCTCAGTTGGTTAGAGCGCTTCCCTGTCACGGAAGAGGTCGACGGTTCAAGTCCGTTATGGATCGCTAAGCTATTGACAATGCTATTTAAAAATAGTAAACTGATACAAAGGAGAAATATGAAAACAATTGGAGATAAAATTGACGGTTTTGCAATCGTCGGAGTAAAGCCAGGGAGACTAGATGCGTCTGATGATGTTTTTGAAACGCTAACAGAAAATTCCTTTCCTGGAAAGTGGAAAGTAATTGTTTACTATCCAAAAGATTTTACATTTGTATGCCCAACTGAAATTGTTGCATATGATAAGCTTGCAAAAGATTTTGAAGACAGAGACGCAGTACTGCTAACTGGATCAACAGATAATGAATTTTGTAAGATTGCATGGAGAAATGCACACGAAGATTTGAAGAAAACAAACTCATGGATGTTTGCTGATCAAATCCGTGGCTGGTCTTACGATGAAGAAAATGATAGGTCGCTATCTGGACTTGCTGATCAGTTAGGAATTATTACTCCACAAGGAGTTGCTTTACGTGCTACATTTATTGTTGACCCAGATAATATTATTCAACATGTAACTGTAAACAACCTTGACGTAGGTCGTAATCCAGAAGAAGCATTGCGAGTTCTAGATGCTCTTCAAACAGGAGAGCTTTGTGCCTGCAACAGACCTTTGGGCGGGGAAACGCTATAATGTCATGGGTAGACCAGCTTAAGGATTCTCTTCCAGAATATGCTAAGGATATCAAGTTAAACCTTGATGCAGTAATCAATAGATCAACAATTGATCCAGAGCATGCTACGTATCTTTCAATTGCAGCAGCATTTGCCACAGGTAATTCTAAACTTCTGGCATTTATTGTAGCAAATGCATCAGACGAAGTTGAAAAAAATGCAGCCCTGACAGCTGGTTCTATCATGGCCCAAAATAATATTTGGTATCCATTTATTGAGATGGCTGATGATGCAGGCCTTAAAGGACTGCCTGCACAACTTAGAATGAATGCAATAGCCTCACACGGAGGAACAACAAAAGCAAAGTTTGAGGCTTATTCCCTGGCTTCATCAATTATTGGAAAGTGTCATTTTTGCGTTAAAGCACATTATGAAACATTAAAAGAAGAGGGTTACTCTGTAGAACAATTAAGAGATATAGGTAGAATTGCAGCAACAATAAATGCCTTGTCTAAGATTCTATCAGCGTAATGGTATAATGTATTTATGAAAGAAAAGGTTGTTCATAACAGTAATCTAGTAGAGATTGTGCATAAGCATGATATCGTAGAATATCATAATGTTTTTACAGAAGCAGAGTGCAAATATATATTGGATTACTGGAACAGCCTTGAAGACTGGATTCCATCTTGTTTTTACGGAATGTACATAATCTCTGGTCAAAAACAAATATCAGCAGAAGCTGGAATGAAATTGCGTAATTTTCAATTAAAATTATGGAATCTTGCAGAAAAAGTTTTTGAAAGAGAGCTTCGTCAAATTAGTTTGAGCCCTCACAAATGGGATCCAGGTGCTTTTGCTGCAGACCATGCAGATAATGCGGAATTAGATGGAACACCAAATGCATGGATAGAAAACAAATTGGTCTCTATAGTTTATTTAAACGATGATTATGAGGGCGGAAAGTTAACTTTTAGGGATCACAATATAGCCATTAAGCCTAAGACTGGAACGGTAGTAGTATTTGATGTCGGCATAGGGAATGTTCATGCCGTCACAGAAGTTTTAAAGGGTGAGAGATACACGATGCTTGGATCTTATGATTTTATTGATTCTGAGTATTCTGAAGACTTAAACAAAATCAAAGATTCTGTAAAAGATATTCAATATCAGCAGAGGGCTGAGTGGAAAGAGGGAAAAGTAATGCCCAAAACAACAGCCTCAGACCCAACCTTAAACCAATAGAAATGGTATACTAGAATAATGGATCAATTAATATATTTGCTTAAAAAATGGCAGGCCAATTCCTTTGTTATGTCCAGCGCAGCACATGGATTTCATTGGAATGTAGAAGGCCCTTTATTCACACAGTACCACGATTTTTTTGGCAAAATCTATGAAGATGTGGATAGCACAATTGATGTCATATCTGAATGGATAAGAAAATTTGATTCACAGGCTCCGTATACACTGAGTCAGCTTATTGTCAATCAAACAATTGGAGAAACTTTAACCTCAAGCAACTCTCCAATATCAATGACAAAAATTTTATTTGATGCAAATGAAATAATGCTGAATGACCTAACAACATTATTCAATGCAGCAACACAAGCAGGCGAAGAAGGCCTAGCTAATTTTATTTCTGAAAGACAAAATAGCCATAAAAAATGGCAGTGGTGGCTTAAAGCAAGCTTAAAACAAACAATTAATTAGAACGGATAAATATGCAGTATATAGAGGTTATAGAATTCCCTGGTTTAGAAGAAATTAAAGCTAATTTCCCATATTACAAGCAAAAATTTTTAGATTCAAAAATTTTAGCATTTAGAAATGTAAATGCAGATTTTGCTTTGCAAGAAGATATTACAAAATTTTTTGGAGATAATCTCGGATGGTATCCAAACACTGAAAATCCAAATAGATCAGACTATATAGAAGACCATCATAAGCATATGATGGGTCAATCCATTGCAACAAAAGATGAATGGATGCTTGGGTGGCACATAGAATGGGTAGAGCTTGAAAATGATTCCTACTATGGTGCAACTTGGAATATGACAAAGTTTGACTGTGAGTATGACACAGGCAACACATGTTTTGTTGATATGACTGCTTTTTATAGTAGGTTGTCTGACGAAGAAAAAAACTTTTTGGACAAATGCATTGTTAATTTGCATACAAGAGGAAAAGATTATCAGTACAGCTATATAAAAAAACACTGGATAACCAATGAAAAAACTTTAAGGCCATTCTTAGGAGATTATGGAACAACAACTCTGTATACGTTTAATGGAGAAAGTCCAACAGAGGATCAAATAGAACAGTTCAAAACTCTGCATAAAAATATTCTTAAGGTTGTTTGGGAAGATGCTGGTATTAGGTTAGTTCACAGATGGCAAAAAGGAGACCTTTTGATACCAGACTTATTTAAATTGGCTCATGCTGTAACTGGAGGATTTGGAAGAGATCAGCGCCAATTAGATGGAATGTTTACAAAAGCCAACCCTTGGCACTCTAGATAGGATAAAAAAATGAAAAAAAATGAATTAATAAAATCATTGCAAGAGTTTCAAGCAAATTCAATAATTTTTGCACATCTAGTACACGGATTTCATTGGAATACTGAATCTGTTTTGATGAGACAATCTAGAATTATATACGAAGAAATTTATAAAGATGCAGAAAATGCTGTCCATGAGGTATCAGTTTGGCTGAGAAGATTAAATGGTGAGGCTCCTTATACTCTAGAAGAATTTTTAAAAAATCAAACTTTGGGTAATGTAAAACCAGATACATACTGCGGTGTAGAGATGGCTCAGCATTTAGTTCCAATTAATCAACGCATGATTGAGGATATTAAAATTTTAATTGAGCAGGCAATTGTTCACAGAGAACATGGGTTAGTTCAATTTTTATCAACAAGGTTGGGTCAACATCAAGAATGGAATTGGTTTTTAGAGTCAAGCTTGAAGCTTCCACCGAATCCTTGGAAATCACTAAAGGATTAATTTGTGTATTTAGATACAACAGTAAGCAATATATGTTTTGATGACATATTGCTTTTGCCATCTAGATCAAATATAAAAAGCAGATCAAATATTACTGCTGAAACAAAATTAGGAAATCCTAAAAATCCAGATGCTGTAATACATATGCCAAATCCATTTATGTCCGCACCTATGGAGTTTATTAATAGTAAAAAAATGGTTGAAGAGATAACTGAATATGGAGGCATTGCTTTTGTTCATAGATTTTCTGCTCCAGAAATTAGATTTGAGCAAATTGAATATCATATGAAAAATAGCAAATATCCTAATAGAATAGGATTTTCTGTCAGTAATACAGAGGCAGTTGATAAACAATTTATAGATAAAGTATTATCATTAGGAGTTAGAATAATATTAATAGACACTGCATTTGGACATACAGATTTTTCAGTAAATGCAGTTAAGGGTTTAAGAGAGCTATGTCCGTCCCACATCCATATAATGACTGGCAATGTTTCTTCTTTTGAGGCTTACAGGGATTTGATGGATGCTGGCGCAGATTCTGTAAGAGTTGGAATCGGCGGGGGAGCTGCTTGCACAACTAGAGTTGTAACGGGGTTCGGACAGCCAGTTTTAAGTTCAGTAATTGATATTTACGAAAGAATCAAGCAAGATGAATATAACGGTTTGATATCAGACGGAGGAATAAAAAATAATGGAGATGCAGTAAAAGCCCTAGCTGCTGGAGCAAGTGCAATTATGATGGGTAATTTTTTTGCTGGCCACGAAGAATGTGAAAAAGATAAAGATGGAAATTTAAAATTTAGAGGGTTAGCTTCTTTAGGAATTCAAACAATTCAAGGTGCAAATGTTCCAATAGACAGACTTCATATCGAAGGAGCTGAAGGAATACTAAAGAGTAAAGGATCTGTAAAAAATTCTATACAACAGCTAATTAATAATATTAAAAGCGGAATGTCTTATTGCGGAGCCGAAGATCTCAAATCCTTACGAAGAGATTCAAAATTTATAAAGGTTTCACCGCAGTCTATGCTGGAATCCAATAGTAGAATATAGGAGAAAATATGTACGAATATCGTGTAAAAAAATTATTAGGTGTTATAGACGGAGACACAATTGACGTTGACATTGATTTAGGGTTTGACATTTCGTTGTCAAAAAGAGTTAGACTTGCAGGAATTGATACTCCAGAATCAAGAACTTCTGATAAATTTGAAAAAACGTTAGGTCTTGAATCAAAAGAATATTTGAAGAAAAATATCAAGGACGCTCAAACAATAGTTATTAAAACTGAACTTCCAGATTCCTCTGAAAAATATGGAAGAATACTTGGCTGGATATACATAGACGGTTCTGAAAAATCAATTAACGAGATTATGATAGAGCACGGCTATGCATGGAGCTATATGGGGGAGACCAAGGTAAAAGATTTTGCTGTTCTTGCAAAAGCCAGGAAAGCATCTGGACACTAATATAGTAAATTTGCTATAATATATGTGGGTTGCCATATGGGACCCACATATTAATTTATTCGCTTAAAGGAGGAATAAAATGGTACTAACTCGTACTTTGGATCTTTTTAATGATCCTTTCTTTATTGGTTTCAATCATACATTGGACCGTTTAAATTCAGTTCACACAGCAGCAATTAATCAATCATATCCGCCTTATAACATTTTTAAGGTCGAGGATGATGTATTTCGTGTCGACCTAGCTCTGGCTGGGTTTGATAAGAAAGATGTAGAAGTATCTGTAGATAATGGAACACTTATTATTAAAGGTGAAATTGGAACAGAGGATGCTTCTGAAGCCCTACACAAGGGAATTGCTACACGTAAATTCACACGCACATTTGCGCTTGGTGAATATATGGAAGTAACTTCGGCTGAATTTAAAAACGGAATGCTTTCTATTACAGTAGAACGCATTGTTCCAGAAGAAAAGAAGCCAAAGACAATTAAAATCAAGTAAGGTATAATTGTAGTGTCGATCCGAGTTCGGAGAGACACGGGCAATAGTTACGCCTTAGGATTCACCTGAGCATGTGAATAAACTGCTCACCAAACAGAAAGATTATAAATGATCATACAAATTATAGGGCTACCAGGTTCTGGCAAAACATTTCTTGCTAAAGCTTTGAAAGAAAGAATTAATGCAATTCATCTAAACGCAGATGAAGTACGTGCTACAGTAAATTCAGATCTAGGATTTACAAAAGAAGATAGAATTGAACAAGCAAGACGCATGGGGGAAATGGCAAGACTTATTGCGAATCAGGGAGTTGCTCCAGTAATTGTAGACTTTGTATGCCCAACAAAAGAAACAAGAGAGGCTTTTGGTAAGCCAGATATTCTTGTTTACATGTATACAATTCAGCAAGGAAGATTTGAAGATACCAATAAGATGTTTGAAGAGCCATCAGAATATGACATTGGATTCCCAAGTCATTTACTTGATCCTGATCAAAAAGCATCAACAATTATCAATCAGTTTGGTCTCCACGACTGGTCTGCCCCAACAACACTAATGCTAGGCAGGTACCAACCGTGGCATGAAGGACATCATGCTCTGTACGAAGAGGCTGGCAAGAGAACAAAACAGGTTTTGCTAGGTGTAAGAAATACATACAATACTAGTGAAAAGGATCCATTAAAGTTTGATGAAGTAAAAAGCTATATAGATAAAGATGAATACATGAAAGATGCAATGGTATTAAGACTTCCTAATATAACCAATATCGTATATGGAAGAGATGTGGGGTATAAGATTGAGCAAGTTAAGCTTGATGATAAAATCGAAGCTATATCAGCTACTCAAAAGCGTAAAGAAATGGGTATCTAAGCTTGGTGTGGATAACATGGAGTGGCCTTCATGACAGTAACTAGAGCAAGATCAGCAGCAAAAGCAATAAGCTGGAGAATAATTGGTACAGCTGACACATTTATTTTGTCATATCTAATTACGCATAAGCCCATAACTGCAGCATCAATTGCTGGGCTTGAGGTTATCACAAAGACAATTCTTTACTATCTGCACGAAAGAGGCTGGGATAAAACTCAGTGGGGTAGAAAATAATGCCAGTATATGAGTATAAGTGTAGTGAAGATGAATCTCATGCATTGCTTTCTGTAACTAGATCGATATCAGAGGATGATCCAGGTTACAGTTGCGAGGAATGCGATGCAAAAATGGTAAGGACATTTTCTTCTTTTGGAATACAGTTTAAGGGAAACGGTTTTTATAAAACAGATAACGCTAAATAGTTCAATGATATAATTAACTAAACAAACAAAGTGTTTGTTTAGGAGTTATAGTTGACTAGGACTAAGTTATGGAGATTATCTTTAGCCGCCATTTTAGGGTTTGGTTGGCTATTTCTCACACC